CGAGTGCTGAGCTTGCCTGCCAAGGTGCTATAGACCAGGAACGCCTGCCCCTGCTCCTCGTAGACGACGGCACACGGCCAGAAGAACAGCGGCGCGCCATCATCTAGGTACTTGACCGAGTGTACGCGCAGCATGGGATGGGGCGATCGCTCCCAGGTGCCTTCGACTCCGTGGAACCCGAGCTGGTTTGCATTCTTGCGCCACTTCATCTTCATCTTCATCACCAGTCCCCCTTCATCCTGCACTCAGCCTCCGTGATCTTGAGGATGTTAGCGATGTCCCGCTGCGCCGGACTCCACTTGGGCCATTCGGACACAAGCCGAGCCCGCACAACATGCAGCATGTCGGGCTTTAGCCACACGTTGACGTGGTCAATCCCATAAGCACGACTGATGTACCCTTTGATCGTGTCCTCGATCGCGTATCGGATACCCAGCTCATCGAAACTCGTCTCAGTCATTATCTAGTACCTCCTTGTACACAGCTTCCTGCTCGGGCGTTGCCCACAGCTTGCGTCGAACGGCCATCCGCTCCCGAAGATGCGCCCGCATATCGGGATCGGCGGCCATAACCCTGAACACGTCGAGCGAGATGTCGGTCCCGCCGCCGAGTGTGCTGTCGAACAGCTCCGGGTCGGAGTATTCGCCCAGCACGATAACCTGATCGTCGATCCACCGACCGACCACCTGGTCATCCGACCCTGGCCTTGGTGCCTTTAGGAGCATCGCCATAGCGGCGACGCCCCCGAAGCTCCCGCCGAACAGCCCGTGAAACACTGGACTGTCGCCGAACACCGAAGGTTCGAGGTATTCATTCTTGTCGAGGTTCACAATGACGTGAAACTCTCCGAAGTGGTCGATCACCAAGACGCTACCCCGCAGACAACTGATTCGCCGTCGTCGCAGAGTCGCACAACGACGCCACTGAAGTAGGTTTGAGTGGCAATGCCGTCCCATCCCGTGACGTTGGACGCCACGAACTCACCCAACTCATACCACGTCCCCCTGTACTTGAAGAAGTTGCCTTCTGTGTCGGGGTCTAGCCAGTCGAACTCGCTAGCCAACAACTTCGGCGGCACTTCGTCGCGGGTGACGATCGGGCGTTTCGCCCCGTTGCTCTTCACTCTCATTAGATCAACTCCTGGAAAGCCTCCTGAACATCGGCGTGCATAGCGTAGAACGCTGCTGCCTGAAGGAACTCGGCCACACTACCGGGCCTTTCGATTCCCAGTTCGGCCATCGCTTCGTCGTTATCTGAGTGCATCAGGATGTACAGATGATACCTGTTGTAGATGACCCATTGGTGCGAATCGACCCACTCCCAAAGCGCATCTTGCGCATCATCGAGGTCGGGGTACTCATCCCTGATCTCCCGCGCTAGGGAGCGGACACCGCTCCAGTACTCGTGGTATTCCATTCAATCTCCTTAGGGAAAGGGTAGCGGCCTGGTCTGTTCCAGCGCCTTCTGATGGGCGTGCTCCTGCGGTGTTCGCTGGAGTTCGGGGTAGCGTTCGAGCAGATGGTACACGTCGAAGTAATCGACATAGACATCCCCACTGCTCTCGACACTGTATGAGAGGAACTGCGTCAGTTCCCCCCTGAACTCGGATGGGTCGAGATCTCGGGCCACGAGGAATGCGTCCTCATCGTCCTCCCACTCCTCCTGCAACTCCTCCGTTGGCAAGTGCTTGCCCACGTCGGCCAAGCAGTCGCGTTCTAGCCATGCGTCCCAAGACTCATCGAAGCACCCCTGCTCCTTCTCGGAGAAGTCAGACTCGTCGAGTATCGGGTAGTCTTGCAGGGCGGTGTAGATCTCTTGCGCCACGTCGGCTGCTTTGGATCCTGGCTTGACCACGATTATCTCGAACCATCCAGGACCCCAATGTCCGAAGCGATGGATTTCCCACGTTTCTTCGGACACATCCACCCTGCGCAAATCGGCTTGCAGGGTTTCCCAGTTACTACGCTCCAGTGGCCCTGAATCTCGGGTCACGGAGCAGGGGGCAACGAGCCAATCACCCTGATCGTCCGCCATGTATCCTGGCTTGTCGAACTGAGTAGGGGCCCAATCTGCCCACCTGCGCAAATCAGTCAAGGCTTATCTCCTTGGGCTTTGAGCACTCGGCTTCTCGGCTTCGCACTCGGCTTCTCGGCTTCAACCTACAAAGGTAGGAAGAAGTGTAAGGGGTGCGGGGCCCCGGCGAACCGGGACCCCTGCACTCGGCGGTCAGCGGAATGAGTCCGCGTACTCTCGCATCTTGAAGTCGATCTGCTCGGTCATGGTCTTCAGGGCTTCCCAGGTAACGGGACGCAGACTGATGCCATAGCCGCCGAAGACGCCACCCGTGATCTTGAGCAGCCCGAAAGACTTCCCGGCTTTCGAGGTGCCTTCGACGAAGGCGATGTCGACGTTGCCGAGACGCTTGCGCATCTCTTCGGCTTCGCGATGTCGAGCCAACTCGGCTTCCATCTCGGCCAACTTGACCAGGAGGGCTTGCGTATCGGGGTGGCTCGGGGAGCTGACCGCCCCCGTCTTCTCGGCTTGCGCCATAGGATTACTCCTTGAGTTAGTTATCGGGGGTGGTTGGTGCGCCGCGACGCGTGACCCATTGTGGGCCGCGCGCCGCGCCGCGCGCCGCGCCGGGCGCCGCGCCGCGCCGCGCCCCGATCGGGGCGAGCGCCACGCCGTGCCCGGCGGACACCCCCTAGTGCCGGTCGGGGCCCGGAACGGCCAACGGGCGGGCGGGAAAGTTCGCCGACCCGGCGCAAGCCCCGCCCTGGCAAGGGTTTACGGGCCCGGCGAAAGTTTCCGCCCGATTGTGTGGCCGCTTGCCGCCGTTGCCGGCACTATTGGCGTCGGTCCCGCTCCCGTTCCCTTTCCCTTTCCCTTTCCCTTTCCCTTTCCATGAGCGAACAATCGAACCCGTGGCCCAAGATTATCCCGCGTGCCGTCGCCGTCGCGCTTTCCCGCACTCGCGACCGATACGGGCGCCCGTTGCTGCCCGAGTGCGAGATACAGGCCTTGCCTGACCTGGCCGCCCGTATCTTGGTTCGGTGCCTTGACGATACGGGCACGGCCTTCCAGCAGGCCGAGTGCCCGGACGATCTTGCGGCCCGCGTTGTCGGGTCGGTCCGATCGGCGGCCACGCTCGCACTAGGTGCAACGCGTAGCGGGAACCAGCGCGGCCGCTCGATTCGCTCGCAAGCGTACGGGCGTGCGAGCGTGCGAGCGGGGGATCCGCTTGACCCCGATTGCGAGGGCCCGGACCCGTTCTCTGCATCGGAGATTCGCGAGGAATCGCGCGCTATCCTCGATTCGTTGTCCGATCGGGCGCGCGCCGTGCTACGTGTGCAGCGTGGCGAAACAGCTCGACCGGTCGACGTTCCCGATCGGACCTGGCGTCGCTGGACAGCATCGGCGATCGCCGAAGCGTCCGATCGGATCGAAGACCGCAGACACACGCGTCGGCCCGCGCCCGCGCCCGCGCCCGCGCCCGCGCCCGCACTTGACGCCGCTACGCGTGCCCGGCTTGACGCGTTGCGCCCGTTGATCGCCCGCGCCGCCCGTCCGATCCCCGCGCCGCCCGCGCCGCCCGCGCCGCCCGAGTTGTCGGAGGTTGAACGGGAGGCGGCCGCCCGTGCGAGTTTGGTCGGGCTTCCCCGTCGGTTGTGGCCGGACCTGGATTCAATGCGGCCGCATTGGCGTCGCGCCGCGCTTGCGATCCTAGCGGCCGAGTAGGTCGCGCCGCGTGCCGGGCGGGCCGCGCCGGATCTGCCCGGCCGCCGCCCGCCGCCCGCCCGCCCGCCCGCCGTGGCGCGAGGCCGACCCCCCGGCCTTGCCCCCGGCGGCTCTCCCCCCGCCCCATAGCCACCGCCCCTTGCGCCCGCCCGGCAAAATCGGGAGACTAAACGGCGCATGGTATCCAACTCAGATTACAAACCCGACGATATACGGAACGCCCTCTTCCGCATCTGGCGGGACCCCTTGGCCTTCGGCGAGGCATTGGGCTACAAGGGCGAGCCCAGCAACAAACGTAAGCGTTTCGGCGACTTCCACCGCCGGATGCTTGAGCATGTACACTCTCGCCCGAAGACCAGCACGATCGTCCCGCGTGGCCACGCCAAGTCCACGCTGATCACGGTCATCGACACCTGCCACCACCTTTTGCGCCACCCCGAGTCGCGCAATCTCATCGCCTGCGCCACCCTTGACCTCGCCCGCAAACTTGTCGGGGAAATCCGTGACCGCCTCAACGGCGACCTCGAACTCCTCCCTGGACTCTACATGCCCGTGCGGGAGGCTTTCCCGTGGCTTGCGCTGCAAGGTGACGTGCGCAAATCGGGCCCGTGCGACCAGTTCAACATCGCAGGCCGAGCCGGAAAAGGGCGCGAGCCTTCCGTGTTCGCCGCCTCCGTCGAGTCGAACCTAGCGGGCAACCACCCGACGCGCGCCGTCATCGACGATCCGGCTAACGAGCAGAACAGCCGCACCTTCACGCGCCGCCAGAAGGTCATCGACTTCATCGAGGCCCTTGAGCCCCTGATGTACGCGCCCGACTCGCCGATCAACCACATCGGCACCCCTTGGGCTTTCCAGGACGTGACGGCCTTCCTGTCGCGCCGCGATGACTGGGCGCAGTTCCGCTTCGGCGTCTGGGACGGAACGAACCCCGCGAGCGGCCAGGCGGACGGAGAGGGCCCTGGGCCGGAAGGCGCTTGGCCCCTGTGCCCGGAGTTCCTGAACGCGGACGAGATCAAGGAGAAGGAGCTTGGCTTGAGCCGCACCTTCTTTTCGGCGCAGTACCTCTGCGAGCCGGTCCCAGCCGAGGAGGCGGTCTTCGACCCCGCCCTGGTCGCGGCGGCCACGGACCCCGACCTCACCCTGAAGAACCTACCGGACGGACACGAGATCTTACTCTATGATCCGGTCGCGCGCATTGAAGGCGCAAAGGGCGACCTCAACGGCGTCGTCGTAGTCCGCGTGCTCCCGGCCCACCGCCTGAACCTGAAGGGCTTCCCGCCCGACCGGAACATTTTCGTGCCCGTGCGCGCGGTGGAGCTGCCCGGCGGCGCAGACGCGGCGGCCTGCTGGATTGAGGACGTTTGTGTCCGAGTCACCCCAAGCTCAAAAGTCTTTGGATCGAGAAGGTGGCATCTCAGTCTCTCTTTGGCCCTTGGCTAGAGGAGCGCGGTCGAATCAAGGGGATCAAGATTCGCGGCCAGAAGATCGGCAACGCCTCGCTGACCTATCGGTTGATGAGCCTGCAAACGGCGATGCGGAAGGGCTACTTGGTTTTCCCAAAAGAGTTCCCTGGCCGAGAACTTCTAGTCCAACGCTTGATCGAGTACCCGCTCTCTGACTCAGATGATCTTATCTCTGCCCTTGCGCTTTTGAGTACAATGGTGGAGCGACGCGGCGAGTTGCCCGGCCTTCCGGCGAGTGACCTGCCGCCTTCGGCGCTGCGGGTCTGGAACACTTCACCGACGAATGGAAACTACTGGCCGAACGGGTAAGCCTTACACGCTGGACGAGTCAGCGGCCCAGGCATTGACGGGGCTGGTTCAGCGTGCCCAGGACGCTTTGTACGAGCCGCTTTCCGGCAACGAGAAGCTCATCGCGGACATCTACACGGGCCGCGACCCGCTGGGCGGCCTGGGCGCGCTGATCATTGGCGACCAGGGGTTGCCCGCTCACCGACTCAACGACGCCCTCTCGGTGGCCTCTTGGCGTCCGCCGGAGACGACGGCCAACCTGTTCTTGTCGCGCCTGCGCCAGATCGTGACCAACCTGACGCCCGGCATTCCGACGTTCCGGGTGAAGGCGCGGGTAGCGGGCGCGGCCCAGATGGCCGACAAGCAGAATCAGATCACGCGCATTATGACCGACCACGGCGACCTGCGCAGCGCCATGCGTAAGGCCGCATTCGTCGGGATGCTTTCTCCGTACTTCGGAGTAAAAGTAACGTATGACGAGTCGGAGCCGATCACCTACAACCGCGTCCACTACAGCGCGGTCGA